AGAATATTCATCTATAGATCCGTCTCCTGAAATATAACCATCGATCAATCCAATAATAAAGTCTTCATGTGCATCAAATGCCTCATTCGGAATATATTTATTTTCTGATCCGTGTCCGACTAATTGTTCCAAAAATTCTGCTAATAATGTAGAATATCCTCTAACACTTTCAGTGGTTCCTGTTATTTTAGTACATCCGTCACCCTTTACTCTTTCTTGAATCTCAATTTCGTAATTAATGTTATGTTTCCTGAACCAATCTATAACAAAGTTCTGAACTCCTTTTTCTTTCTTTGTTATTCTAACAGTAGAATCAGTTGCATTTCCATCAGCTAAAAACAAACCTATAAACACGCCATTCTCTCTATTGAGCTTGAATTTATCAGGTAATCCATGAGTTCTATGAGCACTGTATACATATATTTCATTGTCTTTAACAATAGCGTTATTTGTTCTATCACTGATAGATCTCAGCAAAGTTGCCGCTCCATCAAATGGCACGGTAAATTTTGAACCATTATTTTTCTCCCACCATCCTCTCGGTGTTTGAATTCTGTCAGATTTATTTATATATCCAGTCGTTGTGCGTAATTCTTCTAATCTATCTTTTTCGCTTGTCAACACATTATTAATTGCGTTTCTTGCAATATTATAATCTGTTCCAAAAACATATTTTGTTTTAGAGAAATATTTTGTCATATCGATTTCATGATGGATCTTTGGTGGCATCGGTAAATTCCATACGACAGGTACTTGATCACCGATCTTAGCATCTGCAGTTCTAATCTTTTCGAATTCCTTTTTCTTTTCATTCCATACCAACAATGTTTCAGAATCCGCAATTACACATTTTCTACCTCCATATGTCTCTACTCTGTACATTTTGTTTGTAGGGTCATGTCTTGTGATATCAGTTATTTTCCCCCAAGATGTGGTTCCTGTATTATCACATGTTGGAATATACACAACGTGGTCCTTTGCCAATTTTAACAATTCTTGATCTTTATATTTTTCACGTTTAATATCACTTTTGTATGTATTCATTAAATCATCGATCCATTCGCCTATTGTTACTTGTCTACATTTACTGTTTTCCTGTATGACTATTTCTGTATCTCCTGATACAGATTTGATAGCCTGATCAATGATTCCAAGACGTGAAGCCATCAAGTGGAATGCAAATTCTGGGAATTCTAGACCCTTAACGAATGACTGTCTTACTAATCCTCTACTTGTGGTTCTGTCATCATTTTGATGGAAATATGCTAAAGTTCTGTTGTTGTATTTCTTAGGCATAATCTTTCCTTCAAATGCTTGTAACCCCAAACATCCAGACATTTGTACAATAGTAGTTGGGTCACCTTTAGAACCACTCGATGCCATAATATTGAAACTATTCGTCGGTGTCAGATTGGCCATTACAACTTTACTAATATCTTCACGAATAATATTCATTTCCGAAAACAATCTATGTTCATATAGATCTTGTTGCATAAAATCTGGATTATTTTCCATTTCTGTAATGATATGTTCGATCTTCAATTCCTTTGTTTCAAACGCCTTGTCAATATCATCACTAACCTCTTTCGTAATGGCAATATCTCCGATACCAGCACTGAATCCATACCACAAATTAAAATTGTTAACTAATCTTTGTGTATTATCAATGAATGTCTTAGTATCTTCAACACCATAACCATCCCAAATTAATTGGATCAATGTATTTTTCTTTGCTGGACCTAATGTATCTTTAGACATTTGACCACTTAGTAGCTGTCCATTTTTAATTTTCAATGTACCCTTTGATACACTGATTCCAGGAGGAATAATTAACGAATATAATTCTGATCCTGTTATGTCTTTATGTTTTTTTAACATTGTGAAATCTTCTATTGATGTGTATGCTATAATGTTCATAGCTGTTCTCCAATGTATTGTTACTGCTGGAGCTGTTAAATTGTATGCTCCTAACAAACCATCCTGCACTATGCCAATGATTGCTTTGGATGTTGTTGGTGTTATTATCTGTTTCTCCACACATGCTATCTCTTCTAACTCTATCTGTGTCTGTAAAGATTGGGGAAGAAACACATTCATTTCACTTCTCGGTCTAAAACGATATCATTTGATGTCACCGAAGGGTCTCGGTGATCAGTTAAATTTTTTAATAAGTCAACCTCGTAGTTTATTTTTACAAATAACTTTGGATTAACGGAATAGTATGTTAACTAATCAGAGATACCTCGGTGATTAAATTTATCGATATCGTAAAAACCTATCATTTGTCTTTTCAGACAACTAGTGGGCTATATCTTAAGCTAAACAATTTAATTGTTAGCCAATCCCCGTTTAGTCTCTGAACTCAAATCCATATAATTATTGGATCTTTTGCTGCGGATTACCTACAATATAATGATTGTTACTATAGCCACGCCATTACGCTTGGTTGTAAGTTATTTTACAATAACAAACGAGTACATTATATTAATTTAGGACTTCCCGATCAATTTGAGGATTTTGCCCAGTTAATAATCACTATTAACCAGACTAGCAAGTTGTATAATTAGTATCTAACTAATATCATGTTACACTGTTTATCTTGTTAGGTGCATGATAACCTAACAAGCAGCTTACTGTTGGAGACGAAATGTTGATCTCCGTCGAAATCTGCGTTATATGGCTTTGTTGCCGAAACCGCTAATCTAACCTATATATTGATAATCTATATCAATATGTACCATATTCAATTAGATATTTCCATCCAATATCATTATATATACATATACTACTATGTATTACCATTTCTGGTAGGAGTGGACTATATCTTAAGCCTCATCAATATTGAATATATTGACTTGACCCACAACCGTATAGTCTCTGAACTGCATTCTATTTGATGTTATATATCACTAGAATTTGGCTGCTGATAATCTTTATTTAATGATTATTACTTTTTACTTAAAATTTCATCTCTGTATTTAACAGCATTTTGTAAATTTATTTCAAGTGTTTTACTTGAATCTGTGAAACGTTTTCTTGTCAATTTTTTATTAATACTCACTTTCACAAAATATCCTGTGATTATATCGGAATTTGATTTTTTAAGCTCGCTAATGCCTTTTGGAAGTAAATGATTCTTACTGTTTAGTTTTCCGTATTGATTTTTATCAATATTTCCATTATTAAAATCATATATCCATTTCTCAGCGAGTTTAAATTTTTCTTCCAATGTATAATTATTTTGTGTGAATGATTTGCAATACTTTTTACCATTTTTTACAATGGCTACTGCATACCCAGCGATTTTATTTTTGTTATCATGATCAAATTCATATGTAATAAATTTTGGAAGATTGTTCGATTTATTCAAATACACATAGTTTCCTTGTTCTAATGAACCATTTTTATAATGATTGAGCCAATCTTTTGCCATTTGTAGATTTTCTTCTAACGATTTTTCTCTAGATGAAAACCACTTATTGTGATATTCTCCATCGTCTGAAATTCTGACACTGTAACCAGTATGAACTTTTTCTATATGACCTTTTATTTTCCTCATAACTTTACGTATATTAGGTTCCACATTTACAGTTTTAGTTTTACATGCATTTGACATTTTCGCTCTACGATCATCATCATACACAACAGGGTTACAATTGACACCACCGCCTTCCAAAATATTGTATCCTATTTTATCATCTGTTGTGTTAAAATGTCGTATATATAACGTTTCATAATAATCCCGTTCGTGTAAAGAACATTCTACTATGGTAACTGCAACAAAATTTTCTGATCCATATTTTCTGATTGCATTGTACAACCGTGGACAACAATTTTTATCATTTTCTGCTGACCATATGTGTTGCTTAAATCTTCCATCTGTTCCTTTTTTTCTATTACTGTTACCTCTATGTGTTTTAGTCTGTCCAATATATTTTTTATTGTTTATTTTATTGGTTATCATATATATAATTCCCTTGTTATCTCCGTTGACAAACAGGTTGACTAGCGATATATATAATTCTCTGTCGAACATCGGTTTATTATTTGATATTGCATTATCATTGTTTGAATCTTTTTCAGACAAGTATTCATCACATGTTTCATATTCACTCGTATCACTTTCGTAAATTATTTTGTTTATTTTTGACATAATTATGATTATACATCATAATATACCTTTAAGTACTGTTTAATGAAATTTTAAGTATATCCTCGCTATTACGCTAGGTGTTATTCATAAATTGCTTTATGAAGATAGTACATTAATTTTTAAGATGTTCCAGCAATTTGATTGTGTTGCTAATAATTGTTATAAATGTTTCTAACAATTAAAAACTAGATATTTTATTTAAATACCTTTTTGACCCCTCGATTTGAGGTCATATATTCGGGGTCATCAATGACCTTAATTCTATGTCCCATCATAGATTGTTTGTGCAATGTAGGTTGTCTGTTCAATAAGACAATATCACCATCTACTAAATGGCGCTCTACAACATCACCATAATGTAATTCTGTACCTTCTTTCTTGTATCTCAAATCTATTGGTAACAAACGTTTTCCCGGTGTTATTTTACTAATTGGGAATACAAAGTTGCTTCCAGGGTACTGATCCCTTCCATTTCTAACCAATTTATTTAATCTTTCTATGTTCCACGGGGTTACAACTTCTGGAAATGTGAGATTTGTAGCAATTTTTACTGGTACCCCAAGCATGTGGTTGCCCAGTGTGGGGTCGCTCGTGATCACCGTACGACCACTGTGGTCCAATTATACCACACTAATTTGATCATTTGTGATTAAATTCATCGTGTTCATAAGTTCTTACAAATAAATCATATTTGTGAAATTTATTTGTCTTACTTTATGACTATTTTTCAATAGGGTTTAGACTATATCTCAAACACTTTTACATGTCTATAATCATATAGTCGTTGAAGCTTACACTTATTAAAGTATTTTGCCTGCGGATTATCTATGTAATATAATTTGTTACTATACATACAGTTATTAGCTATATCCATCGATTCATCATTGAACCAACTTAGTATTATATTATTTTAGGACGTCCCCGCAATTTGATTATATCGCTCATCACATTGAACTAGCCAATATTTTGTATTGACTTTTAGAGGCATAAAATTCACCTCTCTTCGTTTATCACAAAAGTACTTTTTCATATATCATTTGATATTAATAAGTATTTTGCGAAATGGACTATACCTTAAGCACGTATGAAACTTTTGTTCATAGCACCCACGATCGTCTAGTCTCTGAACCTCATACTAATAAAATAGTATTTTGGCTGCGGATTATCGTTTTAAAATTTTTAATGGTTTTTACTTGGGATTAATATGCTCTCCCTTAATTTGTTCTAAATATTTTTTAGCTTGTCCTAACTTTTGTTCCATACTGACCTCCGGATTATGAAATCGTTTTCTGTTTCTGGCACCATTTATAAAACATGTGACTGTATAACCATCGTTACCATTTTCATTTGTTTTACTAATGCATTTAGGTAGTTCTTTCTTTTTAAATAACTGTATCACTGTTCCATCTTTTACAGATTGCAAATATTTTTTGGCTTGTTCGAGTTTAATATCCATAGATTCTGTTGATTTTTCAAAACCTTTTCTGTGTCGAATATTGTTTTCAAAAATACTTGCTTCATATCCCACATTAATATTATCACTATTTTTTATAAATGATATACCTCTTGGAAGTGTGATATTTGTTTTATTTTTCATATTTGTGTCATAATCAGATTTTTTCAAATCTTTTCCATATATTACACATTCCAAATACTCTTTGGCATATTCTAAATTTTCTTCTGCAGAATATGTTGTGTAACAAAATGACTTATCATAAAAAATACCTTTTTGATTATGATATACTCTATATCCAATGATGTCATCTTTATTATTTTTTACCTGTAAAATTCCTATAGGGAGACCATTTTCTTTCCTCTTATCAATAATTCCTTCCTTAAATTTTTTCAACCATGCTCTTGCTAGTTCTAAATTTTCTTCTGGTGTTTTGTTTATTGATGCAAATCGTTTAGTGTACATTTTTTTTTCGGTACGTATAACTTGATACCCAATTAAATTATCATTTACTTTGTAAGGTAATATATTCAATTCAGAATCTGAATTTTCTCGTAATCTAGCAGACGATTTTTGGCGAATTTCTTCTGTCGTGAAAACCGCGTGAACGCCTTGTCCACCCTTAGAAATATTATATCCAATATTTTTATTAGTAGAATTATATTTTGCTATATGATCTGTTTCGAGTTTATCACGTTCATTGATTTTACATATTGCCAAAACTTGTGTCACAAAATTTTCTCCGCCATATTTTCTGATTGCATTATACAATGCTGTACATCCCCGTTTTTCTCTTTCAGCAGCATCAATATGATCTTTTAATCGTCCAACGGCTCCAAATAATTTATTACCTTTGTAAAATTTTGTTTGACCTATATAAATTTTCCAATTTATTGTGCATGTTATCAAGTAAATCACTCCGTTCATTACACATTTATCTTCTATAGTCTTCTCTAGTGGTTTTTCCATATTCATTATATCATTATCTTCATAACATTTAAGTTTTTTTATTTTTCCCATTTGGATTACTATTTATTATTTAGAACTTTTTAAGCTATTTTTATTTATTTTCAGTTTTTTGCATATTAATTTTTCCCCGCCATTACGCTGGGACCCACTCAGAAATTTCTTTCTAAGGGAAGTACATTAAAAACATAACGGGTTTCCCGATCAGTTTGGTCATGTAGCCCGATCTATCAAATCAATTAATAAATCAGACTAGGCAATTATATTCAAGTCTAAATTTACATCGTTTTACCCATATTAGTGATTTAGACAACTAATACAGCGATTGCCTGTTGCGAGCAAGAGGGTGACAGGTTTGTCACACGAGCAAACCCATCAAGTTCCCCCTTCCGATGCACCA